TACTGCTGCTAATGGGCGTAGTGCCTTGGATGCTGCCAGTAAGAGGGAGTTGGGTATTCTTCGGAGACTGGCTACAGGGATCATTCAGATAGGCAGAAAGTTTATCAGTATGAACGCAGTATTCCTCTCAGATGAGGAAGTCATTCGCATTACTGATACCGAGTTTGTGGCTGTACGTAGGGATGATCTGGCAGGAACATTTGATCTTCAGCTCAGTATATCCACTGCTGAGGAGGATAATCAGAAGGCTGAGGAATTAGCCTTTATGCTCCAGACTACTGGGCCGAATGATGATCCTGCTATTCGTCGGATGATCCAGGCAGATATTGCAAGACTCAGGAAGATGCCTGATCTGGCTAAGAAGTTGGAAGAGTACGAACCAAAGCCTGATCCAATGGCAATGAAGAAGGCTGAATTAGAGATAGCCTTACTGGAAGCACAGATAGCTAAAGAGCAGTCATTGACTGTTAAGCATAATGCCACTGCTGCATTGGATGGACAGAAGGTAGCCAAGGAACAGACACAGGCTCAGTTGAATATGTCCAGGAGTGCTGCTGAACAGGCCAAGGCTAGAAATCTTAGCAGCAAATCTGACAGTCAAGACTTGGATTATATCGAACAGGAAAGTGGTGTTCATCAGGAAAGAGAACTCCAGAAATTAGACAAGATCCATGGGCATAAGATGGATCAACAGATACACGGCAAGAATGCAGACATGGCCTCTAAATTAGTAGAGGCGCATATGTCGCCTGCTAAGGGTGAGGCTAAACCATAAGGATTGATCTTCTTGGATCAATTAACCCTTAACTAGCTCATCACTCATACACGGGTGAGAGGACACAAAGGAATCACATGCAAGCACAACAGGAACTGGAACAGATCGAGATATCCATTGAACAGGCAAGAGAGAAGATTGCCTTAGCAGAAGCCCTGACTCGTCTACGGAATAATGTAGATTTTAAGTTGGTGTTTGTTGAGACATACCTGAAGAGAAATGCCTTATGGCTAGTGGAAGCTAAAGCTAATCCAGAGAAGCAGGATGAATTGAATCAGGTCTTTATGGATAAACAGTTGAATGCCATTGGTCAGTTGAGCCAGTACATGCAATACGTAGCAGCAGAAGGATTTGCTGCATCTGCCCAGATAGACGCTGATGAGCGTGAACGTGAAGTGATTCTTAGGGAGGCCCTGTAATGGCTGAACCTATTGATGCTATTGAGGAAGACGTAGAGGTATCCGAGAGTGCGAGTGAGAGCGTACTTGGTATGTCTGATGAAGAATTCTCTAAGATGGCCCCTCCTACCATTGAAGTGGATTCTTCATCAGATGCACCTTTAGAGGGCCAGGATACCACTGATGAAAGCACGGATGACGACATCAAGGATGAAGCATCTGAGAGTGCTATTGAAGATAAGGGTGTTGAAGGTACCGCCACTGAGTCTAAGGACGATAAGGTACCTGTAGGGGATAAAGCCCTTAAAGATGGTGAGAAGGCTCCTGTAGACACTACAAAGGATACTCCTGTTACATCGGATACTGAAGCCCCTGCTATTGATTACAAGGGTGAGTATGAGAAGCTCATGGCTCCCTTTAAGGCTAATGGGACTCAGATCCAAGCCAAGAGTATTGAAGATGCCATGTCCCTTATGCAGATGGGGGCGAACTATCATAAGAAGATGGCTGGTTTAAAACCATCTTTAAAGATCGTGAAGCTGCTGGAGAAGAATGACTTACTTGATCCAGATAAGATCAATTATCTGATTGACCTGCATTCTAAGAATCCAGCAGCCATTACCAAGTTGATGAAGGATAGCGGTATTGATCCTTTAGATATCAATACCGAGAACGAAACGAAGTATGTACCCCAGGTTCGTGCTGTCAGTGATACAGAGATGGAATTGGATTCGGTACTGGAGTCAATCCAGGAAAGCCCATCCTACGCCAAAACTCTCAATGTCCTGGTGGAGAAATGGGATGTAGCAAGTCGTAATGTCATTGCAGGCAATCCTCACATTATTTCGATAATCAATGAGCAGGTGGCTAATGGCATTTATGATCAAGTGGCTAACGCTGTTGAACATGAGCGTAGGTTTGGAAGACTACAAGGACTCTCTGATTTGGATGCATATAAGGCCATGGGTGATCAGTTGGAAGCCCAAGGATTATTCGCCCATCAGAAAGCAACCCCACCCGTAGTTACGACTAAAACTCCCATGGATGATAGTGCTCGTAAGGATCGTAAACAGGCAGTGAGTTCTACCAGGAAGACCAGTGGAAAACCTGTCACTACTACGATCAATCCTTTAGCCATGTCGGATGAAGAGTTTGAGAAACTAAGTATTCAGCATTTTAAATAAAATTATATAAGGAAAACATATCATGGGTATGATTTATAACGCTCCTCCTAGTTCCCCGTCTTCTATCGGTACTCAGTTACGTACTGATTTCTTTAAAAAGAAAGCTCTCATTGAACAGGTTAAAGAAACCTTCTTCGGGCAGTTGGCTGATACTACCACCATGCCTAAAAACATGGGTAAGACCATTAAGCAGTATCACTACATGCCTATGTTGGATGATAGGAATATGAATGACCAGGGCATTGATGCTGCTGGTTTGTCTGTAGTGAATGAGTGTACCATTGCAGTAGCTTTCCCTGATGCTACGGGTACTGCTGGCGAAGGCGATGTTAAATACTTTACTGGCACTGGTACTGATGATGCCACTGCTATAGCTGCCGCTAAGTTAGTCGTAGTTGACTGGATTAAAGGCTATTTCCCCACAGTTTATGCTGCCATGGCCCATGTGTCTATTGTTGCTGACTATGCTCTGGCTATCCTTAATGGTGGTGGTGCTGATTCCATGTATGACCTTGGATATCGGTTTACTCAGAATGCCTCTGTTGCAGGCTCAGGTAATATGTATGGGTCTAGTAAAGACATTGGTTATATCACCGGCAAGATGCCTGCCTTGAGTGAGGTAGGTGGACGAGTTAACCGTGTTGGTTTCAAACGTATTGAATTGCAGGGTACTCTGGCTAAGTTTGGTTTCTTTGATGAATGGTCAGAAGAGTCCCTTAACTTCGATACCGATGATGAGCTTGAAATGCACATCAATCGTGAGATGCTTCGTGGTGCCAATGAGCTGACTGAAGATGCTTTGCAGATTGATCTTCTGAATGCTGCCGGTGTTATTCGGTATGCTGGTGCTGCCATGAGTAACGCTACCATGACGGGTAATACTACATTTACTACATCTGAAGTTAAATACGCAGATTTGATGAAGCTCTCCATTGAGCTGGATAATAACAGATGTCCTAAGAATACCAAGATTATCACTGGTTCTCAGATGACTGATACCAAGGTAATCAACGCTGCCCGTATTATGTATATTGGCTCTGAATTGATCCCCACTATTGAGAAGATGACGGATCATTTTGGTGCTCCTGCCTTTATTCCTCTGGCTAAGTATGCTGCTGCCGGTAGTCCTCTGAATGGAGAGATTGGTACTGTTGGCTCATTCCGTATCTGTGTAGTTCCTGAGATGATGCATTGGGCTGGTGTAGGTGCTACTGAAGGTTCTGGTGCAACTGCGAATTTAGGTTATCGCACCACGAACTCTAAGTACGATGTGTATCCTATGCTGGTCATTGGTAATGAGTCATTCACCACCATTGGCTTCCAGACAGACGGTAAGTCTACCAAGTTCAAGATCATCAAGAAATCCCCAGGTGAGGCTACTGCTGATAAGACCGATCCATTTGGTGAGACTGGTTTCATGAGTATCAAATGGTACTACGGATTTATGTGTCTTCGCTCAGAAAGGATTGCTTTAATTAAAACAGTTGCTCAGTGGTAACAGATAAGTGATAACCGACCCCCTACCCTAATAAGGTAGGGGGTTCTACTCTAAAGTAGCCTGACACAAACTAGGCGAATTATTAAAGGGAATAAAATGACTGAAGTAAACGAATCCATTGAGCCAAACGAATCAGATGTAGAGGAAGTATACGTACCCGCAGACGAGATTACCCTGCTGAAAGAACGGGCTACTTTGATGGGTATTAAATTTCACCCCTCAGTAGGTGTAGCCACGTTAGCGGCTAAGATTGAAGCAGCCTTGATGAAGGCACCTGAAGTAAAAGAAGATGCTGTAGTAGTCCCTGTAGCCTCTCCTGTGATAGTTCCTGAAACTGAATCAGAGATGGCTCAACGATTACGTAAAGATGCTACCCGTTTAATTCGAGTGAACATTACCTGTATGAATCCTAATAAGAAAGACTGGCCTGGGGAGATTATCTCGGTGAGTAATTCTATTATTGGATCAGTAAAGAAGTTCATCCCCTTTAATGCTACAGAAGGATATCACGTACCTAATATTATTCTTCACCACTTGAAAGAACGCCAATGCCAGGTGTGGTCTTCTGTCACTCATCCCAATGGACGAGTAACCCAGAAGGGTAAAATGATTAAAGAATTTGCCATTGAGGTGCTTCCTAACCTTACTCAAGATGAAATCGCTGAGCTTGCACGTAAGCAGGCCATTACCAATAGTATTGACTAGGATCTTATATGACTCTGACAATCACTCCAATTAATGTAGGTGCAGCTACTCCTACGGCTCCTGATGTGGGTCTACTGACCACACAGAGCCTCCAGGGTACGGGTATCTTTGATATCCTGATGAAGACCGTTAAGCTCCATCTGAATGAGGAATACGGAGCCAATAGGATTACGGGTAAGGAATACTCCAATGTCTACTTAGGGGCTATCTCAGCAGTACTGCAAACCTCTGTATCCTACCTTGTGAATAACACTCAGGTAGATAAGCTGAATGCAGAGATTGGATTGATTCGTCAGCAGACGGTTACAGAATTGACCCAAACAGATAATGAGATACCCCTTGGTTTAGCCTTTAATGGAAATACCATTGTTGAAGGTTTAGTGGCTAATCAGAAGGCATTAAGTGCCTCACAGATAGCCAAGACAAATAAGGAGATGGAACTTGCAGACCAACAAATTGTTACCGAATTGGCTCAAACTGATGATCACATTCCTTCAGGAATTGGGCATAACAGTACCACAACGATTACAGGACTCATTGGTAGCCAAAAGCTCCACAGTGATGCAGAGATTAAGCTCACCCTTCAAAAGACTGCTACAGAGCTTACACAGGTCGTAGATGTACTTCCTACAAACATTAGCAATAGTACTGAAGTAAACATCTTAGGCTTAGTAAAGATCCAGAAAGAATTGGCAGCAGCTCAGGTTAATAAAACAGCTACTGAGGTAGTACTGGTTGAACAACAGGTGGTTACTGAACTGGCTCAAACCTCAGAAGAGATACCCGTTAATCTCGGGCAGAATATTAATGTTACCGTAGCTGGTATGATGGCGAGTACTAAGGCGAAGAACGCAGCTGAGATTAAACTGGTGAACCAGAAGACTGCTACTGAAATGGCTCAGATTGTAGACGTACTTCCTTCAGATAACCCTATTAGTAATAGTCCTACTCTTGCTATTACTGGTTTGATTAAGAACCAGAAGGATTTAGCTGCAAGCCAGATCAAGAAGACAGATGGTGAAGTACTCCTCTTAGGTCAGAAGACCATTACTGAATTGGCTCAAACCGATAGTCTTATTCCTACCAAGGTGACTAATCCAGGGAATACTAATCCTTGGCTTAACAGTAGTACAGAGATTGGTGGTGCATTGGGTACTGCTAAAACCTTGTATACTGCTCAAGCGGATGGATTTAAAAGAGATGCAGAACAGAAGGCTGCTAAGATTATGGCTGATACCTGGGTAGCTCAAAGGACTACAGATGAAGCTATTCAAGCCAATGACGAGAATAAACTTAGTGCTACTAATATTGGGGCAGTAATCCAGAAGCTGAAAACAGGGATAGGGGCATAATAGCCTAAGCCAAGATTGACTTAACTAAGAGGGCTTCGGCCCTCTTTTTTATAGGTGATACATGGGATTGTTCTCCAGTAAGACTAAAATATCTGTATCCTCTGTGACCATAAATCTAGGTGGTGATCCTGATGAAGGTCAGTATAACCACCTCATTTATGCCATCCTTAAAGGAACATCCTTAAGTAAAAGTTTACTGGAGAATATCGTTACCGGCATGGGGCTGAAGATGAAGTCTGTCTACACCTATGCCAGGGATCATTATACTCTTGGATTACCCCAGGGAAGTAATGGAATCGAGAGTGGTGATGTGTTCTATCCGGTTATTCCCCTTCGTTATAATAACGCTGATCTCACTGATGATGCCCATAAGACTACTCCTCTGTACATTACCAGTAAGAAACTTCTGAAGAAGCTCAATATTGATATTGATGTAATGGCTGAGAATATCAATGCCAATCCTGATATTGGTTCTGTGGATCATGCCTACATCATGTTCGGAGTAGAACTGCAAACCAAGAACAATGAAAGCATTCGTTATTTGACGGAGTACTTTCACCATATTGCTGAG